TCAAAATTAACACCTATATTAATATAATAAGCATCTTTAATATTAATAGCATCAGTAGCCATTCTATATTCGTTTAAATAAGTTACTAAATTATTTTTTAAAGATGTAGCAGCTTGAGTTAATTGTTTATTACTATTATAAGCTAATATGTATAAACTTATAGCTAAAGGATTAGTTGGATTATTACCCTCATAAGCAAAATCTTGAGTTGGATATGCTTTAGCAATACTACCATATTCTGATGGTAATGATAAAGTTCTAATTAAATAATCATTTTTAGTTACTGCTCTTAATTGAGATGAATAAGCGTATAAAGCATTATTTCTAATTTCTTCAATAGTATCTCCACCTCTACCACCTGTAGCTTTATCTGGATTAGTTGATGCTAAACTACCTAAAATAGTAGTAAATAAAGGATCACTAGATGATCTTGATTTAAATGTTATTCCTGATGTACTAATTAAAGTTAAATCATTTGAAGGTACGTTTGAAGCAATACCACCACCTACTAAGTATTGTATAGTTAAAGTAGTATTAGAAGGAGCTACACCATATTCTTGAGTATAGAATATAGAAGCTTGATTATAATTTTGCTCTAAAGTAGAAATTCCAGGTACTAATCCTAATTGAACATTATCTGGAGTAGGTAATATAGTATTATCTGAATAATTAGATACTCCTGCTCCAAATTCTAATTGTAAAGTATTATTTGATAAGAATCTAGATACAAATCTATAAGGAACACGTTGTAAACTTAATAAATAAGGTACTTGATCTGATGAGTAATTTGGATTAGGTATTTGAGTAAATACACTAGATTGAGCTAAATAAGGAACTTCATACCATTGATTTCCTTGAGAATCAAAAATATTTAATATTTGTAATATATTAGTATCATTAATAGTAGTTGTTGTAAATTTTTGTGGAGAACTAAAACTAATATTAGTAGTTTTAATTTGAGCAGACATTACTGGTACTGATTGTTGTACTAAGAAATATTGATTATTTACATAAGTAATAGTAGCATTAGTTAAATCACTAAAATCCAAAGGTTCCATAGTTAAAAACTGAGTACCTGTTGAATTTGAAGTAACAACTGTATTTGCAGGAATTAATAATGCATAGCTAGTATCAGGAACTGAAACTCCATTAACTGTAGTACTAGGCATTAATTGATATATATTTACTTCAGTAGAAGCAGCATAACTTACATTAGGACGATATCCTAAAACATATGATAAAGCAAATAAATTTGCTTGTTCTTGAGCATATAATAGAAAATTTTCTTGTACTTGTGTATCAAGATAAAATGACATTACATCACCAACATACGAAGCCATTTCAATAAATAAAGCTCCTGGATTTGAATCAGTAAAATCATTATATACTGTAGGAAAATAAGTTTGAGCATAATTTATCAGATTAGCTTTAAAATCTGTAAATGTCTTATTTAAATATGATATATTTCTTTCGTTAGTCATTATGTAAGTTGAATTATAATTTGATCCGAATTGCCGGAAATAGGTAATTGATAATTTAATGTTACATTTAAAATATGATTATCTATATCGGGATCTACAATTACTGATATTATAGTTACTGATGGTATGAATGTATTTATAGCTGTAATAATACTATTTTGTACAGAAGCTATAGTATCGTTTGTAATATTATTAAATAATGTACTTCTCAAATTAGTCCCAAAAGTAGGATTAAATACTCTTTCACCTTGCTCAGTCAATAATAAATTAATTAAATTTGATTTAATTTGATCTTGAGTAGTGTATGTTTTATAAAAAACAGAAGGTGCATTAAATGGAAGTGATACCCCAATCGAAATATTATTTTGTAAATCTAAAGGATTTACTCTTATAATTTGATTAGGTACTGGCATATTTAATCTCCTAAGTTTTTAAGTCCTGCTCTTTCTTGAGGTGTCATATTATTAGCTGAATCCATTATGAATGCTAAGTAAGGATTTACTGGTTCTCCTGTTACTTCGTCTACTTTATCTTTTATAACTTCTAATGGTACTGAAGATTGATAAGATGGTGTTGAAGAAGAAATTCCAAACATATTTCCCATTTTTTCTGCTAACTGTTTACGAGCATTAGGATCAAAAGAATGAACATCACTACTATTAAAACTAAATGTTTTATTTTCTTTTAATACTTGTTTATCTCTTTGAGCTAATACTTCATTTAAAATATCAGGTAATTCTTCATAAATAGCTTCTGATACGGCTTCTTTAATTAATCTTTTAAATACTTTGACATTCATGATTATAAATATTTATGTTTATGATTTTTACGAAATTGAAATATTAGCAGAACCTTGATCTATAGCTAATTTTAATTGATCTACTAATACTTGTGGATCTTGAGTAAATGAATAAGCACTTGTATAAATTACTACTCCATTACTATTAAGAGCAACAGCGTAATGACGTTTAAATCCTGATACTGTTTCTCCTGGGTTATTTTGTTCTTCTTTAATAGCGAATGTATAACCTTTATATGGTGGAAAATTATTAGAATTTGCAGTTATATCATTTAATGCTGTTGTTAATTGATCTAATGGTAAATTAGTAGTGGCTGATTCAATAGCTCCATTAATATTTTCTAATTCAGCTTTTAAATTTTCTAAATTAGCTATTGCTTCTTGTAATACAGGATTAACTATAGCTAATAAAGCACTTAAACCTGATGTTATTTTTAAAGCTCCCTGTAATATTTGATCTAATTTAGTTATTACACTTACTGGAATACCTACTCCGGGTGGTACTGAAGTAGGAATAGGTAAACTAATAACTATATTAATTACTACATTAAATACATTTATATAAATTTGTATTTTTTGTAATTGTTGTTCAACATTTAATATTTTTTTTTCTACAGCATTTATAGCATTTAATGCAGCATTTCGAGCATTTGTCGCTTGACTTAATAAATCAGGATCTCCGGACGCGTTTGCTGCTTCTATTGTTTTATTTGTTGTATCTACTAATGTTTGAAGTTTAGAATTTTCATCTATAATATTAACTAATACTTCAGTAATAACTAATGTTAATACAGGTACTAATGTTTTTTCAGTAAAATTAGTTAATACTTGTGTTCGTTTAGCGTTAACTGTACTTTGTTGTTGTTGACTATTATTTTTATTTGAAGATAATTTATTTCTTAGATTATTATAAGCTGTTTTAGCTTTTTCATAAGGACTAAAAAGTTCAGCAGATAATTGTTGATTAAATTTATCTTGTTGTTTTTGTAAATTATTTTTATTAGTATTATAATTTTGATTTTCTGTATTTACAGCGTTAGTATAAGCATAACTTTTAGGAGGATTATCAACTAAAATACCTTTTTCATTTTTAATCTTTAAATTTCTAAGATTTTGAGAATGATTTACATCTAATTGTATTTTTTGTAAAATAATATACTCAATTTCTTTTTTTATTTGATCTACTATACTTAAACCAACAGTTAATACTACTTGTTCTGATGCTTTTAATAATTGGTCTCCAAAAGCCTTAGGTTTTTCTACTACTGAAAGAGTAGAATTAATTGAAGATGGTACTAAATTTGCAACATTATTTCCCATTATGCTGTAGTATTTTGTTTAGATATTAAAGATGATAAAAAATCAGGATCTAAAGAATCAATTAAAAAATTATTTAAATTTTCAGCAGCTAATTGTACTTGTACTAAATCAGAACCTTCAGCTGTTGATTTAGTATAAGCTAAATCAGAACAAAAAGAAGATAATTGAGTCATAAAGTTAGATAAAAACGTTATCATTTGATTACCTAATATTAGAGGTTCAGTAGCTAAAGCGTTATTAACCGTTCCTAAACTAATATTAGGAGCGTTTAAATGTACTCTATCATTAGCATTTAAATTAATAGTATTATTAGTATTAACTTCAACATTTGTTTTAGCAAATATCATTACTTCATCTTGTTTAGAGTTAATTATAACTCTATTACTATTCATAAGAATTTGAGAACTAAAATAATTAGATACTGAAGTTGGTTGTGTTATAGGATTTAATACATCTGTTCTATCTGGAGTTAGAGGTATTGTTTGAGTTGATGTAAACCATATTGAAGAATAATCTTTATTAATATCTTCTACATGAACTAAAGAACTTGAATCATAATTATGTCCATTTGATAATATTACAATAGGATCACCATTAGCTCCAGGTCCACTACTCCAACTGTTTTGATTACTAGTAGATACAGTACTTCCAAAACGAATAGTATTTCCAAATCTACCTTGTATTATACGATCTCCTTCAAAACGTAATAAATTTCTAGTATCAGAAGAGTCAGGAAATGTAGTAAACCTATAACTATTTCCTGCAGGTTGTGCATTTTGACCTGGAATATTCCAAATTCCTATAGTATGAGTATAATATTTTTGTCCTACTACTGGACTTTCCTGAGTAGCAGATGAGGGTAAATCTTCAAGAATTACTAATTCATCTACTAAAGGATATGATGCTTCTGCATTTATAGGTTTAGCAGTATCACAACCATTAAAAAAAGTATCTGTAAAATCACCTTCATCATTTTGAGATGATTCATTATATATTTTATAAAATATAGTACCTATTCCATTAAAACCGCCTACTCTTTGAAATTGAGCTGATGTAGGAGTATCTTGACCAGTAACTACACCATATACTTTACCTACTTGAGTTTTAGCAGAAGTTTGAGATGTAGTTCTATTACTTTGTTGTAATACTTTAGAAAAGCCACCCTCAGTTATTTTCATTTTTTAGCTTCTAATTTTAATAAAGGATTATCATTTAATAATTTTTGTCCTTCTTCTTGTATAGCTTTTTGTTCTTCTAATAATAATGCAATCTCATCCATATTTATAAAATCTAAACTATCTCCACCATTACTAATAGCAGTAGCAGCTCGTTGAGCAATACCTGCTACTTTAATTAATTGATCATTATTTTTAACACTAACATCAATTAAATCTTTAATAGTAGGCATTAGCATAACAGCGGATCCAGCATTAGAACCAGCCATAGGTTTAAGTACATTAACTAGATCTTCTATCTGTTTATCAGTATCTTTAGTGTGTTTATGTATTTGTTTAAATAAATCAGATAATGATGTATTACCAAATATAGTTATATTATCAAAATTAGCCATATACATAAATACGTTAATTACATAGAAATTATTCCATGTTCATAATATTCGTTGTATAATTTAGTTCTTAGTGTATCTAATTTTTTTATAACTTTAGTTATATGAGGAGTAGGAACATCATTCATCTCACGAATATAAATGTATAATGCTTTTTTATTAAATATTTCTAATGATTCTCGTTTACGAAATAACTCAATGATTGAGTCAGCTATTTTAGCTTCATATTTTTTAGGAAATACTTTATATAAATTTTTATCAATATAGTCTACATATTGAGGTATAAATTTATAAATATCTGCTATATCCTCTGCTTCTCTAATAGAATCGTTTAAGAATGATTTATCTTCATCTATTTCATCTACTTCAGCTTGATTTTTTAATTTTTCATAATTTTCTTTATTATAAATAATTAAATAACGTTTAGCTATAGTACCAAAATAAGAATATGCTTTTGGTGGAGTTAAAATAGAAATACTTTCTAAACATTTAGAACTAACTTTTAAAGTAGAAATAAAATCATTTATTTGTTGTTGAGTAATAACTACTGAATCGTTTGTATATTCTAAAAATGATTTAAGTGTATAATGTTCTTTAAATTCTTTTATAATAATCTTATTGAATTTTCGTTCAATACTTCTACTTTGATTAAACTTATGAAGTTGTTCTAATAAAAATGCTATTACTTCATATTTTAATTCTTCAATAGTATCAGTATCAGTATAATAAAACTTAAAAGAATGAATAATATTCTCAGCTAATTTATAAAAAGCATATTTAATACGCTCATTATAAATTGAATTACGTTTATTACTATCTTCAGTAATAAGATACTCTATAATAGCATCCTCAGTATCTTGAGTAAAATAAATTTTAGGTTCTTTAGGTTTACGTTTTCTTAACGTGCCTCGTTTTGTCAAAGCAAGTTCAGCAGTATCCTCTAAATAATCAAAATTTTCATAATATGCCATATTAATTATTTAAGATTATTAAATTGACCTATTATTGTTTGAATTTCCTTTAAATTAGAAAAGAAAGTACCTATTTCATCATCAGATTTAAAAGCACCTAAAGTGTCTAATTCTTTTAGACGTTCATCAGAGTCTTGTATAATAATACTAATAGCATTTATATATTGCTGTTGCTCATTAACTGCTTTCTCTAAAGCACCATTTCTTCTAAATAATAAGAATAATCCTATTAATATTAATTCAATTATATGAATTAATACAATTAATAAAATAGTATTCATTTTTATCCTCTAAATTGTTGTTCGAAATCATCAGGTTCAACAGATATCATTTCACGAATACCTTCTATCTGTTCTTTTAACATTTCTACTGATTCTAATAAAGCATCTTGAGTTATAATTCCTCTACTTATTTCGAAATGAATTCTTTTCGCTACTGCGTCTGTTTGATTTAGTTTTTCTAAAACGTTATTTTTGTATCTCATAATATAAATTATTTACTATCTATTACTATATTTAATAATGTAATGAAGCTACGGAAAATTTCTTGGGAAGCCAAATTTATCTTGAATTCTTGTTAAGAGAAGTTAATTCTTCTCTAATCAATCGTTTTAAATGTTCTTTTATTGTTTTTATTTTTGAACTTTTCTTTAAAACATCATCAATAACATCTATTATTTCAGGATCTTCAATATTAATAGTAAAATGATCATGTAGTCTATCATCAACAATATCATCACTATCTATGGTCACACCATAATGATCTAAAAGATTAAGTAATGCTGCTTTATCTTGTTCTAAGAATTTGTATGATTTAGCCATATCTATAAATATATAATAAATTAAATAAAGTTATATAAGAAACTATTTTGTTTTAAACGATAAAATATTATAAATATAGTTTTAGTAGTTTATACCGTCTAATTTATATTTTTTACCAATTGATTCTATTACGTTTCTAGCAACATCTGTATCTATAGTAAAACCTTCACGATTTGGATTAACTCTAAAACCTAAAGATTCAAGATGATTATGAACTTCTTGTTCAAGCATATGTCCGTTTGGACATTTATAAGTATAAACTGGATACCAAGGAACAATAACTCCTGTAGAAGAATTAATTTGTTTAGTTCTATCATAAACAGTAGTGGTAGTATATCCTATTTTACAAATTCCAGGAATAGATGGATTTACTAATATATAAATATAATGAGGTTTTTGAGGAATGTTTGTAGGATCGATCCAAGAAGCACCATAATATGTAACTTTTTCCCATCCATCACCTTTAGGATCTGGCTCTAAAGTAAAAGCAATAGCTTGATTATTATTGTATTTAAAATCTTTATGAGATAATTTACGATACTTTTTAGCTTCTACTTGAGTTATTCTGTCCATTATCTTTAATTTGTAATGTTTTACCTTCTAAAACTGCTTTTTGATATTCTTCTAAAGTTAAACCAAATTGTTTAGCGTTTTCTTCTTGTTTTTCAAGAATATGTTTTTCAAAATCTTCTTTTGTAAGAAGCATTTTTTTAGTATTTATATTCATTTTATTTCTCCTCCATTATAGTATTTTTGACTAATACATTTATTTCGTTCTTCTATATATTCTTTAATATATTTAGGAAATTCGTATTTTTTCTTTACCTTAGTAGGTTTAACTGCTCTTTTTATCATATTATGAATATAATAAAATCATTTTGACTTTTTCTTTTTTCTTACAAAATACATAAACGCTAAAGATAATAAATCTAAAGTTATAACTGTTAGTAAAACAGAAGTAATCATTTAAAGGAGATTTTACCTATAAATATAAAAACCCCTATTTTTCTAAATAGAGGTTAAACTGTTTTATATATTACTTTTTATTTATTTTATAGTATATCTAACAGCTAATCCTCCAAATCCTGATAATTGACTAGGAATTTTAAAATCAAAATTAGGTTGAATATCTAAACTAATATCTACAGGACTATTTTTAAGTTTATAATCTACTCCTATAACTCCATCTACTCCTAATACTTTACTACATAAAATATAATGAGTTCCTCCACCATAATACCACTGAAGTCTATATCCAACAAGAGGACCTAATATAGGTTGATATACTTCGTATAATCCTATAATTCTAGGATCAGTAGAAAATATATTGCTTTGAATTTCTATTGCCCTTTCATCACCTACAAATAATTTCCCACTAACTGTAAAAGGGTTTAATTTAACTCCTACTCCAGCATAATAATCTTTAATTGGGTTAATTTGAGCATATGATTTACCAATTAATAAAGAGGTAAATAAAAATGTTATTAAAATTATCTTTTTCATTTTATTAAAGTTAAAATCCAAAAATCATTAGCTTTATCTGAACAAATATAATCAGCAGGAATTTTACAATACCCATTCATTCCCCAATCAACTCCCCAACTATTTCTTATTATAAACATATCTTCTTCTTTATTATAACCTACTATAGCAATAGCATGTCCACCAATCATTTTTTCAGAAGGATCAGGCATAGGAACATATCCTGTTTGAGCTACTTCTGATGATTCAAAAGATTCATATAATAATAAACCAAAAGCAATAGGAAATCCTTGTAATAAAGCATTTACTAATAATTGTTTATCACGATTATTTATTGATTGATATTGTACAGCTTCGAATTGTGTTGCAGCAGCTATAGCTTCAGGAGAAGGAAGAGTAGTAAATTTATCAATATCATATTGCCAAAGATCTTCACTTGGAACACCATAAGTAGCAATAGCTTTAATACCATCTCTTAATTCAGCACCTGAGTCTTCATTAATAGTATTTTCAAGTAAACGTTCATAATAATAAATAAATAAACGAGATGGTTGAAATGGAGTTACATCTACTTGATCATGTTTATTTAATAAATCAAAATGTACTAAAAACGCCCAAGCATTTCCTGAACAAGAACCAAGTTGTCCTTGATCGTAAGGAGCAGGTACTTTATATTTATCTCGTAAATCTATAGATTGTAATTCTTGTGGAGCTTCAACTGTAAATTTAATATCTCTAGTATCTGGTTTTTGGGGTATCCACCCATATTTACGATTCATAATTTAAACAGAAAAACCCCACTAGCATAACTAGTGGGGAAATAAAAAAATAATTAATTAGCGCTGTTGTCGTTAGTATAATTTTGGTATGCATTTTCAACTGCAATAACCCAATCGGCAAAATTGCCTGGAGTTGTGTTAATAGTAGATTGAATAATACCATAAACTTGAGCAGCTAATGTAGTATATAATTTAGATTTATTATTTAATACTCCAAAAGCTGAAAGAATAGATTGTTCAAAAGCTAATACTTGTTCAGGAGTAGGATTAGCAGGTAAACCTTGAATAGCTAATTCTACAGCTAAAATATTAGGAATTTCTTTTTTTAGAATAGTAACTACTTCTTCAGCAATACCTGTTTTAGTAACAGAATCAATAAGACCTGCAACGAAATCTCCTGTTCCGTTTGCTAATAATGTTTTTGCTTCTTCAGTTACTGTAATAGCAACAGCGTCAGCGCTTTCAACGGCGGTTAAGAAATTTTTCTTAAACCAATTCCAAATGTTTGATAATTTACTCATTTTGTTTTTTAATTATTGTTTGTGGTGATTGTTTGTGACGGTGTAAAGAATTTCTTAATAAGGTAAGAAAGAAATCCTAATAAAGCAACTGTACCTATATTTTTCCAATCAAAATTAAGATCACCTTTTTGTAAACTATCATAAATAATAGTTAAAGGAGCACTAAGTGTTGCTAGAATTAAACCATGAATAAAGTCGTTTAAATTTACTGTACCCCACTCTGAGGTAATAGTTGTTGTTATGTTGTCTGCCATGTTGTTGATGTTAATAAATATTAATTTTTATTATATTCTTTAATAAAATCTAAGATAGAATAATATAAGTCTAATATATCTATTGAATTTTCTATATTATTAAGTATTTTATCATATAATATAATAAAATTAGTTTGGGTTTCCAAATTTAATTCTTTAAATATATTTATTACTTTATGAAAAACAGGCATTAACCAATCATAGCTATAATGATATTTAGTATTATTTAAATAAATAATTTCATTATTATTATATAATATTTGATACATTATATTACCTGGTTCTCCTTCGTTATAAGTATAACCTACAAATTCAGCTATAATTTTATTATTTTCAAGTATAGTATTCATATTATAAATTTATTTCTAATTCCTCTCCAGTTAAAACAAAGTAAAGATTTTGAAGTTGGTGAACATATTTTATTTGAATTTCCTTATAAAAAAATTCCTTTGGTTTTACTTCATAAATTCCAAAACCTTTGTATAAATAAAGATTTCTTTGATATGCTTTTTTAAGAATATTCTGAAACTTAAACCCACATTTTATTAACCACTCTTCTATTAAAGGAATAGGCTCTAAATGCTCGTAATCAACGCATGATTGCTTTGGCATACCATCATATTGATAAGCTATCCTTGCATAATTTTCAGCTAACCTAACAACTGTTCCGTTGTTTAAAAGGTTACCTATTCTAAGTTCATTTGCTTTTATCATATGATTAAAATTTATTGGGAGGTTTAATCATTATTTTTATTATTAAAATTCATATAACAAGACTGTAAGTGGTTTTCATAATTATTACTAAACATCCTAACCCAATTACCATTATCTTTATCTAAAGTAAATCCAAATATACGATTATTTATATCTTTATAGTAATAAATTAAACCTTTTTTATGTGGTTTAACAATTACTTTTATATGAGGAAGTGATTTCTTTTGATTTTTATATCGTCTAATTATCTATAATTTAAAATAATTCTTCAGGTATAGTTGGATAAGCTCTTAATTCCCACCATTCAGATCCATCATATTCTCTTCTTTTAGCCCAATGTCCACCTTCAAACCAAATAGTACCATATAACTCTTAAGAACCATATCCATTATCATATGTAAAATCTAAACTTTCTAAAAAAGAATTATATTCTTCTTCCGTATATTTGCATTTTAAAATACAACGTCTATTATTATCTTCACCATACCAACAAAGATATGATATATCAGCACATAATGGTTTTAATTTTAATGCTAATTCTAAAAATTCTTCTTTTGCGTTCATAACATTTAAAGATAATAAAATTATTTTGACAACTTTAATTACTTAAAGGTGCTTTAATTGCTGGGTGTGATTGATAATTTTCTAATTGAATGTTAATTTGATAATTTTACCAATTTTCTTCGTGTGTGAAATCTTTTTTTATATTAGCTAACTCACTATATACTTCTACTATACATCCAATACCAGTTGGTGTGAAGCTGTAAGTATAAGAACCGTATTTTCCGTATATAGTTTTAATTGCTTCTTGCCATTCATTAATTTCTTTTTGCTCTTTATCTGATAATTCAAATTTCATTGTTGTTGTTTTTTGTCTACTATCTATTTTTTCTCCATCACTATCTTCAAAATATATCCTATTTCCTTCAAGATCATACTCAGACTTAGCCCAATATCCATCTTTATCTTCATAAGATATTCGATTTCCGAAAAGATCAAATTCTGCTTTAAACCACCACCCTCTACTATCTTCAAAATATATTTCATTATTATTTGAATCGTATTCTGATTTTTCCCAATATCCATCTTCATCCTCATAATACAAGATCTTTCCATTTGAATTATGTTCGTAGTAAGGGAATACTGTTATTCCTAATTCTTGTGCTTTAGTTTTCATTTTAAATATAATATATATTTTTTGACATCCAAAAATTTTGTTAAAAGGTAGTTTCCGGATTTTGCAAAATGGTTGTGAAAGGGGTTAAATGGAACTTGTGATATATAGGTATATATTGTCGATGGTGAGAGGTGTTGGCGTGGTGTGTATTGAGGTTACACACACTGTTTTTATACGGCCCGTCGATGTACCGCAATTACCGTGGGAGCGAATCACTATTGTATCGCTATCGGACCGATACCAATCCTAAATATAAAAAATCATTCTTTCTTTTTTATACCACACAACCAGTTATTCTTGCAAATCATACAATTCAGTCAGTCAGTTTTTTATATCAGTCAGTCAGTCAAATCAGTCAGACAGTCAGTCAAGTCAGTTATTCTAATAATCAGATAATCAATCTATCAGTCAGTCAGACAATTCAGTCAGTCAGACTATCAGATATTCAGTCAATCAGATATTCAGTTAATCAGTTAAACATTCTGATAATCAATTAAGTCAGATATTAATATATTTTAGTTATTAATCATTCCAACTATTAATTATAAATAATAACCCTCTATATATTATTTCCTTTAACCTTTTCATATTTTTAATTATTTATATTTAAATATAATATAATTATTTCGATTAATTAATAACCCCAATATATTTTATTATACTGGGGTCATTTATTTCTTTAATTATTTATTTTATCTATATCTACAAAATAACACCTTCTCAATTCATCATCATAATTACTA